TCTTAATTGAATAGCCATGATTTATGAATCGAATGTTGCTTTTTGACCAGCGGCAGAACCAAAAGACCCAGCAAGAGATGCATATCCACCAATACTAGTAGCTCTAGCTTGAGCTTTTAAATTTGAAGACTGGTAACGACCTTCCGCAAGAGCTAGAGCAGAACTATACTGACCCATTTCAATCGCTCTCTTACCACGTAAGTCACCAAGCTCAGAAGACTTACTAAACTCGTAAGCTTGCTGTCCGCCCTTATAAAGTAATTGAGATTCCTCTTGTTCCAACTTAAGTGATTCAGCATTTAATATATCCTCAAAAGATCCTCCAGCCAAACCAGCACGACCAGCTTTAGATTGCTGTGAAGCTAAAGAAGCCGAAATCTGCTTGTCAGCAAGATCAGCTTGTCTATTAGTTTCAATAAATGCTTCTTGTTTATTAAAGTCTGCAACACCAGATTGAAACTGCTCATCTTGAGCACGACCCAGTGCATTGTTACGTTCAATTTGCGCACGGTTAGCCGCAAGCAACTCAGCTTGTTTAGCTTGTTGTTTCTGTGCTTGAGCTTGTACCTGAGCTCCCCGAAAGGAAACTAGACCCGATACTACTGTTACTGCTATTGCTGTGTTGATCCAAGCCATAATAATTTATTTACCGATTCTATCGGAACTTTTGTGTTTGTATAATCAACTAACCGAGCAGACAAAACTTCAGTATCCGTAATGTTCTCTGGGTTAGAGTGAACTGTCTGCCAAATGCAGTCTTCAGTAACATGTAATATTTTCTGGACACCCGCCTCAGATTTAAACGTACATGGAGCTTTAATCTCTACGATCTCATCATCCATTACCACACGAGCGGAACCTGATATAACAACATTCAAATGCTCAGTTAGATGCTTAGCCCCTAGTACAAATGTACCCGCTGGCATAGTCACCTGACGAACGTAGATGTCTGGAGCAAAGTGCTCCTCTAAAGGACACTCTACAGTATGCGTCTGAGGAGAGTTCTCGTTCAAATATTCCTCCATCTTAGGGACATCTACTAGTATTTCGGTCATAGCATTTCCGTCTTAAGGACGGCGGATACAAGGGTTAATGGGTACGGCTTATCTTGAACAATGATTGGAGTTTTATCCACATCAAATTGAGATGCAATAATATTATGCTCATCAGTAAAACCTGTGTACAGACTTGCACCACCCTTAGGTGGGATGGTCTCAAGCTCGTCTTCTGAGAACCCCATTTTATATCCCATACTCTTATAGACATATGGCTGAAAAGACACTGTGCGAGTGATCTGACCATAAGAGTTCTTCCCTGATCCATTATCAAAAGCTAAAGGGTTTAGTTCTAACTTACCTTCGTACGGTACACCAATAAGCGTGTACTGTGACGCTATAACGTCATTAGGAAGCGTGTTAGCCCCCTCCGTGACAGAAATGTTACCTAAGTCCACTCCGTCCACTACAACACGTACCTTGCCGTTCTGAATAATACGAGCAGGGACATTAATTAAAGCTACTGGAGTAGTAAGAGATCCAGTGGCGGGATTACGTACGTGTGAGTCAAGATAAGCACCATCAGACTTATAATTATCCGAAAGATCATCGGTAAACTGAAGAGCCATACGCTCCAAATGATTTTCACCGTTACGAGCAACTACCACCCAAAGCTGGTCTTCTGAATTTACAGTATCACCCTTAGGTAGCACTGCCACATCTTTAAAAAGACCATTCGAAGTACTATGTATTGCCCAAGCATAGAAATCGTCTTCTTTACGGTAAGTAAGAGAAAACAACTTACCACTCTCTGTGACCAACCAAAACGCTGAGTTTGGATGGTACTGGAATGCCATAGCTACAATCTTATCTGTCTCAAATAAATCAGGAACTAACTTAGTAACTGTAGACACTACAAACTGCTGTGTCTGAAAATCAAATTTAAACTCGTGAAACTGCTTACCACTAATGTGTGGAAAGAACACTGCTGCGCCTGTACGAATACCTTGGATAGATGAACCAATCGAGGTTTCCTGTGTAATACGAATATTTGAAGGAGTAATCGCTGCCGAGAACTCATTAGGGCGAAGCTGCCACTCATTAGCCTCTGTTCCGCAAATCAATGTAGGACCAGCTGCAAGCCATCTAATAATAGTGGATGAAGTTCCAAGTTGATACGTGATACCAGTAGTATCAAGCACTTCCCCATTTTCTTCTGCTGTACGGAAATCAGCGGGATCGTTTAAGTTAGACAACCAAACCATATTTGGGTGACTGTCAGTACCTGCAAACACACGACGTTGCTCATAAAAAGATACACAAGATGGCCAATTGTCTTTATACCAAGCACCCATACGAAACTTAGTAAATACCCCGTTGTTTGCTGTCTTGCCTGTAAGCTCACTTAAAGGAACCGATGAAAGAATGTCTACCGATGCACTTTTATCCGTGGTTCCCTCGGCTTTAATCTTCATTAAAACCCAATCGTCAAGAATAGCTCCTAGCAAATATCGACCAGCATCACGCTCAGCATCAAAGAAAACCTTACTTGAAGAAACTACACCTGTGTGAAATGCTTTCTCCTCAGGGTCCGTAACTAGATCGTAAGCACTAAGCGTTGTTGTACTTGGTGGTGAAATAAGCTTAGGATAACCAGACTTATTTTGCTGAAGTACATCACCAATCTTCACCACATCGAACTGACGCTGAGTATTCATATCAGCTATAATTATATTCTCATAAGTTTCAGGAGCAGCAGGAGTCGGATAAGACGAAGCATACATGTTAACATATGCTCCTGCTTGAAATCGGTTGTTATTATTACGATCACATTGCGAAATCAGTAATGCACGATCCCCCGGATATCCTGAGTCTCCACCTGAACCATCCCACACACCATCAAAACCTGCGGCAAATGTTAAAAGGGATGTTACTTGATCCCACTCATATACAGAATATATTAAACCAGACTCAATTCCACCATTTTGTTTAAATGAAGGTCCAGTCAAGAAATCTACAGGGTGATCTTCTACACCTTGATAATCCGTAATCTTACCCCAGCGAACATTTCCATCTTGAGAGTTATACTCAGCAGAACCTACAGGGTCACAAACATTAGTAAATAACTGTTCATCACCTACACGGACCCAAGCTCCGATGTGTGATGTTCTAAAAACTAATGTGTCTGAACGAACGTAAACTTCATTAGCTAGAACACCATCATTGTGGGTCCATGCCCGAGGATACGAAAAAGGTTTCCCTTTGATCATAAACAGTCGTGCAGAAGGATCCTTAACATTAACAACCTTTTCAACAGCGTCTACATATACCACAGTGCCTGTAGGATTCGCTGGAGCTGCTGGTGTTGTTGTAGAGTCCAACACACGTCCAAGGCTCCACTGGTCTCCTACCTTGTACTCAGTGTACACTACGTTGGTATTTAAACCACCAGACAAAGCTGAGGCATCAACCGCAGCCTGAAATGTACCTGCCGTATCAGACTCAACTCGAATTGCCTCTAACTCATCTCCCAAACGAAGAATATTAAAGGATTTGTCGATCTTCTGAAAAGGATGAGATGTAAACTTAACCGCATTCCATTTCCATAAAGTAGAACCAACAACACCATTGGGGTTTGCGTGAAGAGGTGCTGAACTAGAATCCTGTAATGCTTCGCTATCTACAGTAAATAAAGTAAGATTATGCCATGTGCTGTTGGCTGTAAGTTCATAAGGTTGATGTGCTGGATGTGTAAACACCATTGTATCCACCTCAGGAGACCAGCGAACATCTTCTATTTGATCATCCGTATAAGGAATAGAAACAATATTACCAAAACCGTCATCTTGACCATCGACACGAGTAAATAATAACACACCGTCTCGTGAGTAAATGTTAATACGACCCGCAGAAAGAGATATTAAATATCGGTTTTGATTGTTAATAGAAAAGTCGATCAACTTTACATTGCCCGTTGCTTCTGTACCCAACCATTTGAAACCTTCTCGATAGCGTGTAGGACCTTGAATAGATGGCAGAAAGTTCTCCATCTGCTTCAACCCCTTGTTGAACTTATCTATGTCGATACGCCCACGCAAATGAGGGCTCATCAAGCCCCCTGTAAAGTCAGTAATCGTTTTATTGAAACTTGCCATTATAGGTAATCAGGGGTCCAAGTGGGACTACATGTAGCCTTCTGGTGTGCCGCAATATACCCCATGCCCTCATCCGATAAATAATACAAGGGGGCTTTCTCGTGGGAAGCTCTTCGCTTCGCTCTCTTAAAAGCTTCTTCAAATTGCCGATTCATTGTATCACGCTCGGTAATCTCGCCTGTGAGAGGTTTTGCAATACGAGCAGCAAGTCTGTATACAATTGATGGAACTAAATACTCAGGTAACACCGAAGCATCTGTAATAGTTTTAGAATAGTGGACAAAGATCGTATCTCTGTTTACTAACAAAATAGTACCTTCTAAATAATAATCTGCGACGTCACATCCATCAGGAGTTGTAATCTTTCGCAAAAAAGAAAAATTTGGAATTAACCCAAGGTCAAAAGAATATTTCCACTGGTCACTGTCATAAGTAGACGATTCAGTTTCAGGTTGGAAATATAAAAACGCCCCGTCTGGGTACGTATTGTAAGTTCTAGAACTAGCTGTCGTAGTAAAAGCTGCGGTTCCCCTAATAATAGGAAAATCGTACTGAGACAGTACTTCCTTTACCACAGGTAAAAATACAGAACCAATAACTCGTGCCGATGCACTCGTCGGTGTATCGAAGTCTGTTTGGTTAATTGGTGCGCTGCCGAGTTCGGCCAGTGCTTGATTAGCTATCTCTAAATTAGTTGCCATAATGAAAAGGGTCCCTCACCCAACCCGAAGGTGAGGGACCACAGGTTCATTGTCGAGGACTAAGAGTTCTCGACGTAGAGGATGTAGCCTACAAAGCTTGTCACAGTAGCACCCGCAGTTGCGAATACAGTAGTGGTTTCAGCAGTAGTGGCTTGATAAGGCTCAAATGCGGCAGCAGCAGTAATGCCATCGACGAATACGTCTACAGCGGTATCTACTGGAGTTGCTTTTGCAGTCCAACCAATATCAATTGTGCCAGTAAGCGCAGTAACAGCACCACCAAGAATGGTGACATCTTTACTGAACTCAGCTAGTTCAATTTGCTCTCCTGTTGCAGCTGCACCAGATGAGAATTTTTTAACACGAACTCGCGCACCTGACTCGATAGGAGCCAAAGGCGAGGGATTTTCAGCGCGAACTTGAGTAAGTTCAACACCGACTTTGTCGAATGTAATAGCGGCCATAATATATGTTCCTTTCTGTTAGAGTTAAGCTTCTAGGCAACGGATTTCACCAGCAACTTCACCCCACATACGGGATGCACCAATGGATTGTTTGAAGTGCATGTAAGGGATGTTCTTCTTACTTGGGTCACGCCACATGTTGCCCTTGAGGTCATCACCAATGGTGAGCTTCAGAGCCTTAGGTGTGAATACCATGCAACGACGCTCATCACCATCAGCACCACTAGTCAAAGGAAGACGCTCGCAAAGAATGAAGCGGTAACCCATGAATGTAGTAATGTTGCCTTCTGCAAGGTTCTTACGAACGCTGTAGTCGGAATTGATGATTTCGTCTTCAGCAAGAAGATCTTCAAGCTGGTATGCAGTAACAAGCATAGGAAGAGTATCTTCTTGCTGGATTGCTTCAACACGAAGCATCGCAGTACGAAGACCCTTAAGCTTCTCGATGGTCAGACCCGAAGCAGTGCCAGTAGCACCGTCGAAGTTAGCACCAACCGAGATACCTTCTTTATTACCAGCAGCAAGTGTGTAACGACCAGCTGTAGCGGAGATCTTGTTTGAGGAGCCATTGCTGTACTCACCAACAGTAATTGTTGCGCTGTTCTCTGCTGTAGCAGCAGTTGCATACGACATAACAGTGCTGCCTTCTTTACCTGTGTAAGCATCAGCGAAATACTTCTCAATCAAGAAGTCATCACGTTTGCGCTTACCAGACTTCAAAAGAGCCGAGTTGTAGCCGTTAGAAGGATCCGAAACGACCTTCATAAGGTCCTTAGGATCAATGTATTTACCCAGTTCAAAGTGACGTAAAGAAATACGGCGATTGTCGTGAGGCACTTCAGAAACTGGATTGTCACCATAACGTGTGGTGTCCTCCGTCATTTCTTCGGCTTCACCCATACGCTGGTAGCTCTTGAACTCGCTGGATTGTGTGTCACGATCAACTAGTGGATCGAGAATAGATGTTTCTTGTTGGTAGGCTTGTTCAAAACCTTCCTGAAACTGACGAACATAAGCTTCTTCAATAGCAGAAGAGCCCTGTCCCGAATATACTGAATTGTCAGGCATAATATTTAAAAGAATAGAGATTAACGATTGTGTGGAAGTTTCCACGTTTTCTTCGAAAAGCTACCCTTACGGACTCTTCTAACACTTACGGTGTCATCGGCTTTCTAAAGCTGTACATGGACCAAAAAAAAGGCTACCCACATCATCTTATTAAGATGTCGTGGGTAGCCTGTCAAGGTTTAGTCTTTAACTTCCAGAGTAAAGCTTCTGATACATTGCTGTACGCTGCTTCAAGAAGCTTTCACGTCGTGCCTTATCTGAAGGTGTCAACGTCGCCAGTTTGTTCTCAGGCATAAACATTAGTTCGCTGTGTTCACGGTCAAATTCGTCAATTTGTGCTTTAATACCAGCAACTGTGTCCTGACCAAAAGAAGAGCCATTGCCAGCAGTAGGCATACCCGCATCACCGACCATAGGTGCTAATGAATGAAACAATTTTAAAACAGCTGGGTGGTTACCAACAACTGGACTCCATTCCATTAATTCTTTCAACTCAGGAATTTGCTGAGCAAAAGCTTCAAATGTCTCATTGGCACTCTTGTGGTTAATTGCGTAATCAGCACCCCACTCAGAACGTAACTCATTAGTCTGGTTTTGTACAGACTCTTGAATCTGAGAATTGAGTGTGTTTTCAGACATTACTTGTCGTGTAGCCCACTCAGACTCTAATGCATTAAACTGCTTTGGTGTCAGACCAATGTTATGAGCTACCTCTTTGAGTTGATTCTGAATCTCCTCAGGAAACTGCATCTCCCTAATGTCTTCACCCTCTAGCTGAATACTGTGCTTCTCAGCAGGTACATACCCGTCCATAGTTTCGGGACGCAACTTTGAGTAGAAGTCTTGGTAGTCTGTATCTGTCCAATCTTCTTGTGGTACTGCTAGTCTCTTCTTACCCAAAGCTGACTGTGCATTAATAGCCTGTTCAGCCAAAGACTGAAAGCTTTTTGTTTCTTTAAATAAATTTTTGTCTCGTAAGTCCTCTGGTAACCCCGATACAAACTGTTGATAGTTGTCTTCGGAACCAAAGTCTAAAGCTTCAACGGGTGTCTCAGTTGCAATACCTCCACCAATACCTGCGGAAGATGTTTCTGTTTCTGCTACGGTTTCTTCTTCTAGTTCTTCACTCATGGGTTTGTTCCTTTTCTATTATGTCTATTAGTTTTTGAGGGTCATCACGACCCATCAGATTCATATAACTCATAGCCAAATGTCGCTTACCTTCATTGAAGGCAGTGACCTGAGGATCGGAAGAGAATTTGGGAAATGTCACACCGCAATCCCTTAAGAGCCGACGAAAAAATCGGTCTCCAGCTGGGGTTGCTGCGATAGTTAACAAATCATCACGAAACTGCTGTCGGGCTCTGAGTTTTTTAAGTGGGTTCATTCTTTACATATTTAACAACTGACCAATGCCCTCAGGATCCGTAGATCGGGCAGAAGCAATATCCTTCATAGCACCAGCCATCTGAGGCATTGCTGCCGCTTGCTGCTGTTGCGATTCAGCCTGTTCACGTTGTTTGCGAGCAGCTGTAACTTCGTCTTTACTTTTGACGACATTACGAGGGATGTTACGCATACGAGCGTAGTTATCAAAAAGATTGTGTGTATCCAAGTTCTCCGCCATTGTTGGATCCTGTTGAAGCAACGGTGTAATATCCTGAAGGAATCCAGACATATTACTAATTGCACCAGCATATTGGGCATGTGCTGCGGGACTTGTATAAACAACTTCCAGCCCACGTCCTGCAAGAGACTCAGGAGCCGTTTGTAGAAGTGGGTGGTTTTTGTCCTGTAAAAAATCTATTACATGCTCAATGGATGGAGCAAGATACTCACTTTCCTGTCGAGCAAGGAGCGGTCCAAGCTGTTGTAGCATCTGACCACGCTCATCGTGAATCTCAGTTACTGACTGACGCTCTTTCTTCTGCTCGCGGATAATCTGGTCAACAAAGAATGACTTAGTAATCTGACCTTGATAGTTCGAGATCATCTCCAAAGTAAGGTTTGGCTGACTGCCGCTAGTGAGCGGCTGAGGAACTGGTGACCCTGCTTCATGGAACAAGACTTGACCAGCACCGTATGTAATCGGCAACAGAATCGAATCATCTTCAGCAACAAGTGGTGGGTTATTGGCAATCTCTGCACTACGCAGGATTTCCTTTACCATCTTGTTAAGAACACGAATCTGACTCATGCAGGTAGCCGCAGGTCCACGACCAAGGACTTCACCCGCAATAACCATCCAACGAGGAACGATAAAAGGAAAGTAACTCTTTCCAGTTTGGAAAAGAATGGCATCCAACTCAGGAACCCAATAGGATACCTTATACGGACGCTGGCTGCCAATACGTCCCCCTTTACGGGCTGATGGATCATTCGAAGGTTCAACCGAAAAAACCAGCTCATACTTTTTGTTGGCTGCATACGGGTCGAATCCTTTAGTGTTGACCACATCAGGGAATTGCTGCGCAAGAGCCTTTGTACTAAGAAACTTGCGGTAAAACATAGTATCTACCACACCTTCATCATTAACATCAAAGAAACTATCTGCTAACGCGCAGGATTTAAAGTTAATGACAGGCTTGTCTCTGTTTACATAAACAACCGCATTACCAAAAGAACCAATATCATGGAACGCTTCGTGGCTGGCTGCATAAAACTGACAAGCTGGTGTTGCATAAATGTGACTAACCATGTCACTAAGACGCTCTAGGAAAATTAATTCATCATCCTTCAGTTCTGCCGAAGGCGTACCCTCAAGCTTTAAATAAGCCCAACGAGCCGCCTTCGGTATTAAATAAGAACTGAGTCCGTTAGCGAACATTTGGTTCGCCCAGACAGGAGTGCTATCGTAGATAGGCTTAGACTGATCATCTTCCCGATTACTAGTCAGACCCATAGAACCCGTGAAACGGGCTTTATTGGGAGCAACGTACTTCTGTGCATCCGAAAGCATCTCTTCGTGTCCAGCACGGAGAAGCTTTAAGTGTTCATATCGCTCTTGAAGTCTAACTAATTCAGGGGTCTTCATTTACAGTCCGCTACCTAGCGAGTTCTTACTTTCCGACGCACTAGGTGTGGTCGATTTTTTTGTAGCTGTACGCTGAGCTGCCGTAGGATTTACAGCCTTTGCAGTTTTCTTAGCTACCTTAATAGGCTTACGAGCCACTGGAGTCGGCGGAGGAGGAGGTGGAGGAGGTGGCGGAGGTGGGGGAGGTGCTTTAGGTGATCCCATAATATTTTTTTAGTTTAGATGTTTTCAGGAACCGAAGTTCGGTGTCCAAGTATTTTAAGTATCTATGAAAACCTACTCTGTCAAGAGGGTAAGGCATCAGTTTAAAAAACATTTGCATACCTATACCTGCGGCATAATCAATGTGCCAATAGTCCCCGTCAGTATCTGTAGCCTTTCGACCAAGTAATAAATAAAGAGGACCAATAAAAATGTAATACTCATCTTCGGGTAACCTATACAAATACGTATTAAGTAATTCACTAAAACTTTCGCCACGAAGTCGATACACCTTATGGGCATCTTCCAACAAAGATGTACGCACTGGCTCTGTACTAGTTATAGACACTAGAAATCAACCTCCTTTATCTTATACGTGTTCCGCTCCTTACGATTTCTAGCATTAATGTCATGCTCACGGTTCGCTTTAATCCCAACAGCCAATGTTGAAAACGCATCAGCTCCATGGGATGCATTATTGTGGATAGCTTGTTTCTTGAACACCTGCTTAGCCTCGTCCCACTCTTTAGCGTAATTCTTAAGGTGCTCAATACCCAAAGAACAATTAGTCGTATCAAACCAACATTTTGGTAGAGTCTGACGAACCGCCTCGATCTGGTCGCTCTTACCCATTCGTTTAACAACAGTTGGCTTA